ATCTGCTGTTGTTTGATTTATCTGATATCCAACAGGAAGAACATATCCAGGATCATGGAAAGATACAGTAGCACCATTTGAATGGTCTGCTGCTATAGTATCATTCTGTCCTCTAAGAACTTCAACAACATTATCAGTTATCTTGGTAATCTTTAAAATTTCATTTCCAATCTTTATATTATCATTCAAATTAAATCCAATAGCACTATCAAGCACTAACTCATCTTCTCCTGATGCAAAACCAGCATGATCTATACGAACAGTAAACCTTGGAGCTTTATTATCAGTCTTACTAAGATCAGCATCACCAACTGTTAATATATCATGTGTTTTATATCCAGTTCCTTTCTCAGTTATCTCAAATGATGTTACAGCAGTGTGAGTTCCAACTTGAGTTACTTCAAAATTTGCTTTAGCACCAGATCCATTACCACCTGATAAAGCAATACCATTATAGTTACCTACAGTATAATTATCACCACCATTAAGAATTTCAAATCTACCTATTCCACTATCATTGAGAACCCTTGCTATGACTGGAGTTTCAAGGGTCACTTCTTGATAAATACAACTCCTTACATAATTTGTTGTTGTAGTGGAAGCATCATCAGGATTAATATCAATCTCAATCTTTTCATTCTCTCCTATACCATGATTTGAACTTGTTGTTAATAACGCTACATTATCTTGTATAGTAGAAATCTGTAAATTCTCACTTAATGAGTTAATAGCAAATATTTTAGATCCAGGTGTATTAAGTAAGTCAGAACTAGAAAGAAATAATGTAGTAGAAACAATAAATCCGTCATTAACTACCTTAACTTTAACAGTATTCTGTGAAGTAGTAGTTTCCAATACTTCACCAGTAGCAACAGCAGTATTAACTCCATCATTTAATGAAAGTATTGCTCCTTTAGTATAAGAAGAGTTTTGACTAAGAACTAATGTCAATACTTTAGTATCAGAAGATAATTTACCAGTATCTGACCACACACCTGATACTTTACGTACTGCAAATTTGTTATTAGAGAATACATTTCCTACAACAAATCCTTCAGATGATCCTTGACTAACTCTATCTCCATCAAACAAATATGCAGTTTCGCTTAAAGTGACAAATACTACTTTATCATCTTGAGACTCAATTGATACTACTGATCTTCCTTTGACCGAATCTACTTCCCCTGCTGCTCCATATCCATTGGTATCATTATCATCAATAACCAATTTTGATCCAACAGAGAAATTATTTCCACCACTAACAATAGTAGCAGATGATACACTACCCCTTGTTACATCATCAATAATTAATTTAGTTTTAACTCCATTATCATCAATACCACTAGTTCTCAATCTCTTAGAATTAACTGGTAAATCATCTTGAGAGATCTCTGAGTTGTAATTAGAATCAACTGGCAGAGAATAATAATTTTTACCTAAAATATATGGAAATACTGGATTACCTGCACCATTAACTGTTATAAAATATGCATAAGTTCCATCAGGGAACTCAGGTGTCACACAGAAACGTCCATTATTCTGATCTAGTGTGCCACTTGCATAAGTGTACTTCCAATCATCAATAAATGTTCCTATTGGATATGTGGATTCTGGTGGACCACCATCCCTAATACTAACAATAGAATAACTAGAAGTCATACGAGTTATTAAACTAGTAGCATCTAGTGGGTTTGTATAACCATAAGCACCATATATGGGGTTACCATCATATGCAAACCCTAGGATAGGTGAATGCTGTGCTCCATTATCATTTGCTCTTAATGTTGAAGGGGAAGCATAATAAGCATATCCATGTCCTTTAGAAGCAATAAAGTTATCAAACTTATAACCATTATCAAAATCTAATGAGTTCTTATTCTTATAATACTTGTCCTTTCTCCATTCTCTTATTAATGCAGTACCCTTTGCTCCACTTCCAACAGGAATTAAATCAATTTGTACATTTGCTTGAGTATAATTCTTACCACCATTTACTTTTGTAAACCCTGTTATAACACCGTCAGTGGATACCTCTGCAATATAATCTGCAAATCTACCTTTACCTGCTTTATCTGTGATTCTAACTTCTGGTGACGATGAATAGTACTCACCTGGATTATTAAGAGTAATACTAGTAATTTCACCATTAGTAATAACAGCAGTACCCTTACCATTTCTACCAGATAATATCTCTACTGTGGGGGTTTCTGTATATGATCCAGGAATATCAATAATGACTGATTCAACAACTTCACCTGCAAGTTTTGTACGTGCTAAACCACCAACACCATCAACTAATACAAATGGATTATTGAGATAACCACGACCTCTATTATTAACAGAAATACTTTGTAAAGGTCCGTTTAAAATAACATCCTCATCCTTATAACTTAAGAATGGAATACCATTAGTAGCGATACCAATATCTCTATACTTAGTCTCGTATATCTCAGTTGTGGATATAGGATTCTTTCTAAGAATCTTTAAATGTTTCTGATCAGTTCCACCTGTTGATATACCAGCACCTATAACATGAGAAGGCCATCCTGAAGATGCAATATAATACGAATCACCATCTTCATAAATTGCCGAAACATCTGAATTTAAATCTGCTATAGCAGGAGAAATACCATATAGACTCCACCTGTTATTATTTTGACTATCAAATATCTTTACATCAGTAGTTAAAAATCCAGCATCGGATATATCAACCTCTTCACCTGCATTAGAGTATGGTACACCAGAATCAATATCTAAATTGTATAGTACACCATAAACCAACATAGTAACACCAGCACCACTGACATCAACACCAGAAGTTACCGATTGACCTACTGAATATGAACCTGTTCCAGATCTTGTATGAATAACGAACTGATTTACATTCTTATTCTCAAAAGTGAATGTTTCACCAGAGATATAAAATGTTCCTTTCTTACTCCAACCAGTTGTGGAAAAAACATTTACCCTATTACCACTACTAGCATTAGAAGCAAGATCAGTAGTTAACTTTGTTCTATTTGCAATAGAGAATCTACCATTAATACTAGATTCTGATAGAATAATCTCATATAGTTCTTCTCCACCATAAGTACCAGCATATCTAACATTATCAACTACAGCTGAAGCATAAGGATCTAACTGCTCTATCTTCTGCCCAATAAGATCTATAGGATTACCAGATACTATCTTAACTTTAAGAGAATAATTACTAATCCAATTAGACTCTGAAGACTTAAGTGTATGATCTCTTGGATATATAATTTCTGGATTTGGATCGTCCTTAATCAAACATTTGAATAAGAACTGAATAGATTTATCAGTTCCTTTTGATTGATAGAATGAGCTAATATTCTTAATGAGAGTTCTCTTATCAACCCCTTCATTTAAATATGCTTCAGGGAAGTCGCTTAAATATTGTCTCTCAAAACTCTTGATAAGTGCATATAAGAAAAGGTTACTGATATTCTGTACAGTAGACCCAGATATATGATCAGATGCTTGTGTTGTAACAAAGGCACTCTTATTATAAAGATCACCAAGTGTAGTATTACCACTTACACCACGACTAACTTCTAGGAATTGAGTATCTGTTCTACTGCCATAAAAACAAATCTCATCGCCTATCTTTATATAACCAGCATTTTCAGGAAAAGAACTTGCATCATCTACAGTAATAGTAGTATCTGCTAATTGACAAAACGTAGTGATAGCAGTGGATTGCTGTAATATATTCGTCTCATAAAAATCAACATCACGATAAGTTTGAATATTATTAATAATATCCAAAGGTTGACCTTGAATCTCTAATTGTTCATAATACTTTTCTATGAACCTACCAAACAGTTCATATTCTTCATTGATGAAGTCAGGTAATTGAGACTCAACTAAAAGTGAGATTTTATTGGCAGTTTTAATCACTACTCTTTATACGCAATGAATTTACTCTTTGATATATCTACTTCTAAATACATCTCACGTTTAACTTCAATATCCTTATTAGCAGGTTTAACTCTTAATTCAATACGATTATCGGAATATGTACCTTTTAAGAGTGTAAAGTCATACATCATAATTTCACCCTTCTCATAATCAACATCTCCTACAGAATCATTCAATAGGATCTTTTCACCAGTGATGGAATCTAGTCTATATAGCACCAATTTCCCTTTCCTATCCTCAAGATATGAAGTATAGTTTGGATATTCAAAGACTGTCATACCAGTTGATGTAACAACAGGATTATCACAATCTATAAGGAATGGATTTTGATAACAAACTTCGTAGAAAGAAGATGTATTGATCTGAGCAATAAAGTCCTTTCTCATAGTTGCATTTGTATCATTAGAATTGATAGAACGCTCTGCACTATCAATTACACCAACAAACTTACTATATCTAAACTTTCCATTAAACTTCTCTGTACCAGATGTTTTAAGGTATTCTGTTATAGACTTTGATACCTTTGCTGCCATTTCAGCAGGAAGCAATTTGGTCTTTGTACCTTCATAGTAAATGTCACTATTAAGTTCAATATAAAGAATTGATGGATCAACAAACTCAGGTCTTATTGAAGCAACTGTATATTCCTTAAGACTTGTTGTTAACTCATTCTTTGTAAACGCTGAAAGGCTTGCTGCTTCAGTGGGTTTCACAGAAAGAAATACTTTACCATACGCAGGTGGTACTTGATCCTCTCCACCAAATACAATAACATCACTTACTGCTGGATATAGATTCCTAACAATTGCTGAGTAATCATTAGATGTTACTGCTCTATTCTGTGCTCCAAATGTCTTAGGAGCATTAAACTTAATCTTTTCAATACTTTCAATATCTGCTCCACCACTTGCAGCAGAAATAGTATCAAGAACACTTATCACATATGGAACTAATATAGTGTTTCCAGACTCATCAACGATATTACCATTAAAGGTAAAGGTCTTAGCACCATTGGTATTTGGTCCATTCGTTACAACATAACTCATTTCAACAACTTCACCATTCTCTAGTGCTCTACCAAGAACACCATCTCCAAAGAATACTTCATATGATTCATCTTCAATCTCACTGACAAAGAACACTCTGTTATCAGATCCTATATTCAAAATATTATCTGCTACCTCATAAGTTTCGTAGATATTAGAACTTGCGGAATTGTATACTCTTACTTTAAGTGTACTTGTATCAGCAGATGGATTTTCTACTCTAAATCGTTGACTCTTAAGAGATGTATTCACCTCAGTCCTTGTAGTGACTAGAGATCCTTCATATATTGGAAGATCATCAAAAGCCGCAACATTATTATTAATTTCCGTTCTATAATCGTCTGATAGAATATATTGATATAAACTTCCGTCAAAGTTAGTTACAAATCCGCTTCCCTTTTTAAATGTTACGGAAGAAGGAGGATTACCTGAAAATGTCAACGCAAGGTCAACTGCTGCCTTTGGTGCAGTGATTGACTTGGGAGTATAACCTATCTGCTTCGCCAGTGCCACCACATTGTCCCTGAGAGTAGAGGAATCAAGGAATAGTTCATTCACTACCATATTGGTATTGAACGCCGTATAATAGGTGTTATACGCTAATACATCTAATATGTTACTTAGAGCAGATCCTTCAAAATCATAGTCAGTAAAATCTGTCTGTGCTCTCATATAGTCTTTGAGAGCTACTTTAATATCATTAAAGTCTAAATTGTTTACTTGAGTATATGGCATTTATCTTGTCCTCGCTAAGAAGAACTCTACAGCAGTTGGTGGTTCATCAGAACCTATGATCTTGTATACCATTTCAACATCAAATCCATTGGTATCGTAATTTGGAAGTACGTCCAATGTAACAATAGAAATTCTAGGTTCAAATTTATTAACAGTATTGATAATATTACCTTGAATTTGCCCTGCTGTACCAAAATCTAATGGTTCAAATAAAAATCTTCTGATATTAGATCCATATCCAGGATTAAATGCACGTTCTCCCTTGTTCGTCAACAATAAATTAACAATTGCTTGCTTAATAGCAGAAGCATCCCTACTAACAACTAAGTCATTAGTTACAGGATGCTTCTTAAATGTAATATTAATGTCCTTAAAGGACAACGTGGCCGCCATTTACCGACAATATACGAAGTCAGTTATATTTAGACGCTTTATTTTGTGTATTGATATCCTTTTCTACTATAGAACTCAGCTTCTGCTATATTAAATGCTATTGTTATTCTTTCTTCATCCTCATTAAAGGGGAGAACAGAATGTATTGTATCACTAGGAAACATTATCATAGTTCCATTCTTTCCTTCATACTCACAATTATAATCATTGAATATAGTTGGATGACCGTGGTTCTTGTAATAGATTACACCTGATAGAAACCCTGGATGATTATGCGGAGGATTGTCATCACCTTTGTATGTAAAGTTAGTCCATATGTCATATTTGTCGTAATACCCATTCCAGTCTTTCAATTTAAACTCACGCACATTCCTTCCTTTTGCCCAGTGTTGTGTCGTTAGTCTCAATACCCATGCCAACCAAAAAGAATCTTCAATAAGGTGTGTAGATATACCACATTGATATGAATTATGTTTTATTCCGTCCTTTGAAAGATATCCTACATTCTCATGTGCTCTTAGATCTGCTAATGGATGATCTTTAATCTTTCTACTATAATCAACCCAAGTATCAATCTCCTCCATAATAGAAGAAGGTATATCAAATATGAATATACCTTCCACAATGGATTTCAGATACCTTACATCTGTTATTTCATTCATACTTTATAAAAGGTATATTTCAAAGTCAATTCTTCACCTTCATGTATAGGTTTAATTGTTTTCACAAAATACTTATCTTCTTCTTGCCATTTCACACAATTAGGATCTTCACTATGATTAATGAATCCTCCTAGGGGAGTCCTATAGATCACCTCATCAACGATAAGGTGAGACATCCCCAGATGCATACCCGAAGGTATTTCTTCACGTGCAAAGATCCCCTGCCCTGCTATGGGAGAGTCTTTAATATGAAGCCACGCATGTAATGCTTGATAAGTCATAATCTTTCGGAGTCTTCGGCGTTCGGGTCGGAGAGTTAGCGTCCCTGTCCTCTATACTTCTTCTTAGCAGCATTACGAGAAGTAGCAGAAAGCTTCGTATTCTTTGAAGTTCCTTGCCTTGTATTCTTAGGTTTTGCAGGAACATAGTTCCCATCATTATAAAGAGCCATTATATTGCACTAAAATTATATTATACCATACTCGGAAACATTCTTCAACCACACACAGTGACCGTGGTTGCACCACTCGTGATTGTGCCAGAATCAACACTACTTCCGATATGTGCTAAAGGTTTCCCATTAACCAACACAGTAGGACATCCACTTGCAATCGGCATTGTGTGTGGACTGCAAAAGGGTGGGATACCTATGTTATGTGGCATGGTTAAATCACCAACTGTCGCTGCTGGTTTACCATTAATTAAAACAGTGGGTGCTCCTGGTCCAGCAATTGCTGTCGCAGCATCACACCCATGACCTGTTACTACTGCTGATCCTACTACTGCTGCGAGTGGCATGTTAATATTGCTTCTACACTATTATGTAGGTAATTGAGTGTAGATGCAATACTTTCATACTCCTCAGACTTCGGACGCTTGTACATCAATTGGGGGTTCTCTAAGTTGGAGATCCTCTGTTCCAACAACGTCAACCTCTCGGACAACTGCTGGAGTGACTCGTTCAACTGAGTCATGTTTAATTGGTTGTCTACTGTCATCATCTAATCCTGAGAAACGTCTCGCTGCTGAGTCTTCAAATTCATCACAAAATTGTTCAAAGTTATTAACAATATCATCGTAACTAGTTAATTGTTTGTCCATAATCAGTTCCAGTAGGGGGTTCAGGTGGTCCATCGGGTGCTGGAGATTTACTAAATCTTACGTCTAAATCTAAATTCAGTAGTTTATCTTCCAGTGTTACCAATCTACCTGTTACTTCTTCAAGTAATTCAATAATCCTTCCAATCTGTGCCTCGTGTACATGTACAGCATATTTCGGATCATTCAATAGATCTTGATGTGCTTGAGTTGAATTTGGATATTCAGGTGCAATTGGATCATACTCATCACTTTCCAATGGAGTGACAGTATTTGGGTCATATTCGCCAGGAGCACTCGCAGTGGTTGGGTCATACCCAGGAATTGCGTTGGGCGTTTCTGGAATTAAACCAGGGATTTCATGTACCTCTGTACCAGGCACAGGATTTGTTCCATCGGGCGTTTGTGTCATGTTATTAAGTATATACGGTATATCATCTGAGTTAAATTTCAACTCGTCTTTTTTGGGCATTTTTTCCTGGGAAAAATTTTTTGAAAATCAAGGTTTTGAAATTTCAATTTTGTATTTATTATTTATCGCTCTCTGGGAAACGTTTGTAGGTTACAAAGGTTCCACTTTTTTCGCTCGGCGACCCCATCCGTTCGGCGATCACAAAAAAACCCTGTCATTTCGGACAGGGTGTGATATAATGTTAGAAGCGTGGATCGCCTAAGTCGTCCATGACATCTTGAAGGAAATTGACTGGTGAAACCTCAACCGTATTCGGTTGGCAACTGTAAGGGTTGGGGAGATCATAAGATCCAGTCCTCTCAAATCTTTCAAGGATTGCTGCCATTGCTGCTTGAACAACAGGGTCACGCCTAGCGGCAGCGTTAGTGAGAAAAATGTTTTTCATACTCTTATTATAGAGGATGTGGGGTGAGTGGCAACGGATATGCTGCCACTCTTAACAATTTGT